GCAGTAAATGATTCAACACTATTTGGGTATCAAGTTTTAAATAACTGCTCAAATAATCAAAAGAACTTTTGGCAAAAAACGCCACTAGATCCTCGATATAAAGTTGGTGGTCAGTTCTGTAAAAGAAGTGAATTTTGGTAAGGGAGACAAAATAAAAAACATTATTAAACGAAAAAAAACAAATAAAATGAATCAAATATCATTAGCAGAAATGCTGTTTGAAGAAACATTAGTTTACTTCAACCAATGCAAAAAAGATAAACAAAGGTCATCAAAAATAATTATGGGATTTGGAGAAGAAGGCATGAGTATCCATAGACTGATTTCAGAGGTAGATAAATCCATCATAGATCCACAGTTAAATAGAATGATTAAACTAAGTGGATTAATTTTAGAAGAATGGAATAAAGAAATATACCAACTTGACATAAAAGGAGAAGTTAGGTGTATCAACTTTAATGACGATTATACGGTGTCTATTAAAAACAAAGTTGTTGACTATGGAACATGGTCTCAGATTTACATTAACACTCAAGTTTACCCATTAGACAAATTAATTGATTACGCTAATCAATTTAATGGATATTGCAAATTAAAATTAAAAAAACAAGCTTAATTTGATTACTTTTTGGTAAAGAAAATATTTCGTATCTTGCGTATTGAAACTAATGTTTTAATATGGCTTATAGTCAAGAAGATAAAGATATAATTATTAAAGAAATCCTAAATCTTATAAGAGATGGGAAGTCTTTACGTAGTGCTATACTTGAACTTAATAAATGCAATAGGGATACTTTTAACGAATGGATGAAGATAGATAGTCAACTTTCCGACCAATACGTGCAGGCGTGCGAGGAACGAGCAGATTCTATATTTGAGGAAATAATTGAGATAGCTGACAATACAACTAATGATTCAATTATTACAGATAAAGGCGAAATACCCAATAACGAATGGATTGCTAGAAGTAGGTTGCGTGTTGATGCTAGAAAATGGGCAGTATCGAAAATGAACCCTAAAAAGTATGGTGATAAAACAGATGTAACTACTAATGGTAGAGATATCAACACCATTATCACCACCGAAAAGATAAAAGAAATATCTAATACTTTAGAAGATGAAGTATGATGATGCAACGTTACAAGTAGCTAAAGTCAAATGCTTGAAGTCTTTATTATTTCATACAAGATTCTTTTTTAAAGAGCAATACAATAGGAAGTTTATAGTAGGTGAGCATCATACCATTATTTGTGAAGCATTGGAAAGAGTTCTTAAAGGTGAACTCAAAAGACTAATTATAAATGTTGCTCCAAGATATGGAAAAACAGAGTTAGCAGTTAAGTCACTAATTAGTCATGGACTCGCTTTAAATCCTTCAGCTAAATTTATTCATCTTTCTTATGCTGATAACTTAGCATTAGATAATTCAGAATCTGTAAAAGATTTAATTCAATCTGAATTATATCAAACCGTATTTCCTGAGGTTCAAATAAAGAAAGATTCAAGGGCAAAAGATAAATGGTACACTACTAAAAACGGGGGCGTTTTGGCACGTTCAGCAAGTGGACAAGTGACTGGATTTGGAGCAGGTCAAGTGGATGAGGAATTAGATGAGTTCCTAAATGCAATTAGCCAAGAAGGATTGGACGACTTAGACAAGAAACTCAATTTCGGTGGCGCAATTATAATAGATGACCCAGTTAAACCTGATGATGCAGACTCAGATAATCTTAGAGAAAAAGTAAATAATAGATATGATTCTACTATAAAAAATAGGGTAAATAGTCGTAATACTCCCATTATAGTAATTATGCAAAGGCTACATCCTAATGACCTTAGCGGTTACTTGCAACGTGATAATGAGGAAGATGAATGGGAGGTGATTGAGCTACCATGTATAAAAGCAGACGGCACTCCATTATGGGAATTTAAGCACACAATCGAGGAGCTTTTAAGGCTCAAAAAGGCTAATGAAATAGTTTTTGAAAGGCAGTACATGCAAAATCCAATGCCTAAGCATGGTCTAATGTTCCCATTAAAAGACTTAAATTACTTCGATATTAATAATACAGCAGGATTAAATGATCCTGACTTTACCTTCGTTCCATGCGACCCAGCCAATGAAGGCGGGGATGATTTTGCAGGTGGTGTTTTCAAGTTAATAGGCGATAAGATATTCTTAACCGATGTGCTATACAATACCGATGGAGCAGACAGTAACGAGATAGCATTAGTCGAAATGATCAAACAGTCAAAAGCCAATAGCGTAGGAGTTGAATCTGTATTCGGCTGGGTGGAAACTGCAAGAAGAGTAAGAGAAGATTTAGAATCTAAAGGATTTGAAGGTGAGTTCAGAATGTTACGACCTCGAACAAGTAAGCATAGTAGAATTTTAAACCGTTCATCTTTTATAAGAAATAATATGTATTTTCGTAGCGACTATGAAAATTATCCGCAATATTATAAATTTATGAGGAACTTAACATCATACTTAAAAATTCAAGAAGCAGGCAAAAGAAATAAACATGATGATGCGCCAGACCTTTGTGAAATGGCAGGTAGTTATTTTGAAGTTAATTTTGCTCATCTTTTTGGCATGAATAAAATATAATATATGGCATGGTATAATCCAAAAACATGGGGTGAAAATCTTAACAAAAGAAACATTCAGATACCTGAAAAAGTATTCATTGAGCGTGAAGGTGGCTATTATGAATATAGCGAATATGAACCTCAGCATCTTAGCAATTACCTAGACTCTATTTTAGGAGGTCACCATTCGCAACAAAACTATATTAATTTATTTTATTGTTTGCCTGAGATATTCGCGCCAGTGAATGAAATAGCTTCGAGGGTTGCTGATGCTAATTGGCAACTAAGAAAAAATAGCAATGATGAGGTAGTTTATAACGATCCTTATTTTAATAAATTATTTGAATCCCCAAATCCGTTAATGAATTTTAAGCAGTTCATTTGGCAATCTGTTTGCTATGAACTTTTGACGGGTGCAAACTTCCAATACATAAATAGACCTTCTACACTCCAACCAACTTTTGATAATATTATTTCTCTTTGGAATTTACCTACATCAAGGCTAAATATTGAATTAAAAAAGAATGTAGATATTTATTCATCTACTTCTATGAGCGATTTAGTGCAATCCTATAAAGAAGGACAAAGAGTATTTGAGGTAAAAAATGTTTTGCCATTTGTGCAGTTAGATATTGCTAGGGGAAACGATGTTAATAAGTTTGTTTCTCCACTTCAAGGTGCTAGTATTGCAATTAAAAACTTAATACCCGTTTACGAAGCAAGAAATGTCATCTACGTTAAACGTGGCGCATTAGGCTTTATCGTATCAAAGAAAACAGATGCTTCGGGTACAATGGCACTAACACCGAAGGAAAAACAAGACGCTCAAGATGCATATCAAGCTACATACGGGCTAACAAGAGGAAAATCTCAGATAGGGGTATCTTCCGCTCCAGTTGAATATATTGACACATCGATGTCTATACAAGAATTACAACCTTTCGAGGAAACCTTATCTAATGCAATTGCTATTTATTCCGCGTTAAGAGTGCCTCCACATTTAGTTCCATCTAAAGACAAATCAACATTCAATAATGCAAAAGCAGACATGAAGTCTTTTTATTCAGATGTGATTATCCCTATGGCAAATAAATACGCTCAGAGTTATACAAAATTCTTTAACATAGATCGTAAATATGTACACGCAGATTTTAGCCATATTCCAATATTGCAAGAAGATAGAAAGGAGAAAGCGGACGTAGATAAAACATTAGGCTCTGTTTGGCTTGAGAGGTGGCAAAATGGAGTATGTACGCTCAACGATTGGATAGTTTCAAATGATGGGGTAAAGGGAGTAGGATTAATTTATGAGAAGAAAATCTTTGAATTAACAGAAGATGAACTATCTTTGGTTAAGAACGTATTAAATTTAAAAGGAAATGTCAACACTCCAACACAAAATACAGGAGATCAAGCAGCGAGCAGCTCCAATATCGTTTAGTACGATTGCCATAAATGAAAAAGATATTACTGAAATAACTGACCGAGTTATTAGAGGATATCTAGTTAAGTGGGGCAACAAAAATATGTTTGGAGAAGTGTTCGTTAAAGGAGCATTTGCCAAATCAATTAGAGAGAGAGGACCAGGAAGTCAAGCGAAGTATAAGCTTACTTTTTTATGGCAACATAATCAACATGATCCATTAGCTTTATTTGCTGTTCTTAGAGAAGATGATTTTGGTTTGTATTTTGAAACCGAACCATTGGATGATGTTCCAAATGCTGACCGAACAATTAAGCAAATCAATTCAGGAACGTTAAATCAATTCTCAGTAGGATTCGATTACGTATGGGATAAGATAGAGTATGACGAGAAAACAGATTCTTTAGTTCTTTTAGAAGTTGATTTATTTGAGGGTAGCGTTGTAACTATCGGTGCTGATATGGAAACATTCGCAATAAGAAGCAAGGAAGGACTTTCAGATTTACATGATGATATAGAAGATTTTATCAATCAAATACCAAGAAAAGACAGATTACAAGCTAGAAAGCTATTTGCTTTACAAAAATCACTTATACCAATTGAGCCGTTTGAGCAACGCAAAAAAACACTCAATGAGGATAAGAAAGATAGAAAAGCAATAGATTATAGTTATTTATTAAATTCACTTTAAAAAATTTACACATGACACCAGAAGAAAAAGTTGCTCATGATGCGTTGCTCGAAAAAGTAAAAGAGACC